ACAATGATTCGACCAGCATGGGCAACTGACTTAGCCAGGTTATCAGGGAAATGGAATGTAGCCACATCGCCTTGTTGACGCTGTGCGTTTAGCGCCCTGCCTGATTTGGCGTTAGAGTCTTGTCCGATAGAGGCTTGATACATGCCTAAACCAGCTTGAATATCGTGTTCGGATGTTTCAATGTCTTGCAATAGCCCAGTTGGAACACCTGCAAAGCCTTGACGTTGTGGCGGCGGGGCTAACTGACCGTTCGTTGTGACAGGGTCATATTCCATGTAAGCATAGTTAACACGGTTAGCATTTTGCCATCTGCGTGATGCGGTTTTGAACTGACCTACAGCACCAATGAAAGGCGCTTTAATCGTAAGGCTTAACGACTCTGCAATGGTTGAGCGATTATAGTTGTACATGCGTTGCGGGTCTTTAGCGCCACGAACGATACCGCGCCAATACATACGACCATCTACAACGGTAACGATGCCGAAAACAGGGATAACAGGGATAAATGAGCCTGCAAATTCAGACTCTTCTAATACTTCATTGCCTGATAACTTAGCCCATTTAATCACCTTGCGGTCTGCCGAGCGTTTATCAATGACTTGTGGCGGCGGTTCAATCGAATCAGTATATTTGTTGGTGTATTCGCTTAGATAGATTGCGTCACCATTCTCAAGCAACAGCAGTTCATCTTTAACGTAGTCACAGTAAAAGTATTCTGCAACACGGATTTCCTTTTCAGTCGCCCATGTATCAGTATCACCAGTTGAACTTGCCCATTCGCATTGGTCAGCATCAGGATACATCTTTTTGAATTGTTTGCGCGTCACCATTTCAGTGATGAGGCATTCTTTCTGGTCTGATCCGTCAATCTCATAGGAATCAGGGTCACGATAGACGCTGAAACGGTTTGGAATCTTTTTAATCTTGATTTCTTGCTGGAATGAACTGCCGATGTATTCGGTTACGATGCGAAAGAATCCTAGCCCACTATCAACCGAACCTTCACTTGCCCAATCATAGGCTAAGTCTGCTTTACTTTCCGATTCAATATGGCGGATGATGCCTTGATAGACTTCTGCTACTTCTACATCTGCATTGTCATCAACAGGGCGCACCTTGATTGATGGTGAATTCATGCGGATGTTGTTGACGATTTGGTTCTTGTATTGATTGACCTTGTCTACTGTTAAACATGGTCTTGCGCCTTGTGGATCAGCTTCACGAATCCTGCGTATCTCATCAGGCCATTGCTGTAATAAGCCTACAAAACGAATGTCATCTAATTCATCAGACCTTTGCGCTGATTCATAGGCTTGAGCGCGTTCGAAGTACGCTTTGGCGTTAGCTAATACATCATTGTCATCTTTATTTTCCATCTTAGCTCATCCAAGCGTTTTCGCCATAATAGTCATTATCTTCTTCTTGCGCAACAGGCATTTTAATTATTTTTTCAGCAAAGGTTAAAGCAAGTGAATCTGCAACGTCAGGGCTTGATAATCCACGCGCCTTCATGTCAGATTTCTTCTCGAGTTGTATTTGTTGTTTCGGGCTAAATCCGTACTCACGCGCCTGTAACTCTTCGTGCAATTCAGGATCATCATCAAGGTCAGCACCAGCTTTTAAGAAGTCACGCATCAATCCCCACATCTCTGCACCTTTGTTAAAATACTTTTCAGGGTTGCTTGGTGTAGCACCAGCATTCACTTCAATAATGTTTGCACTCGGTCTTAGCTGCTTTACTCTATCAACCACACCAGCACCAACACCAACGCCATCAATGAACACCGCATCAGGCTGATAGTCGTCAATCTCTTCTACCACAAATCCAGCCAAGGCCATGGTATCTGCACCACGATATTTTTTAGCAGGCCATACCTTGCGCCCTTGCCTACGCTTGATAACTGATTGGTCATCGCCAAACCTAGCCACATCAACAGCTAATAACTTCTCTAATGTTTCGTAACCCTCTGCCGTGTAGTTTCGACAAGCTTCTACTATATCAGACCCAATGAACTGATTAGAACCTGCGCGAGGGAATACGCCGCGAACACGAACCCGCACAAAGTCTGAATCCTCGCCATAATCATCAACCCATTGTTGAATTTGTTTTAGCGATGCTTGCTTAGCTTCTCTTGAGTCAATTTGTCTTGTTATCCATCTATGTTTAAACTTACCAAAGCATTCACGGAATCTACCTGTGTTCTTTGTTGGGTTTCCAAAGGCTAGCCACATTGCGCCAGGCGTTGTCATCGCACCTTCGGTTACTTCCCATATTTGGTCATGAATGCCTGACGCTTCATCATAGATAACTAATACGTGTTTTTCATGCGTACCAGCAAATGCTTCACTGTTATTGATTGACCAAGGAATAGCACTGGCAAACCATGTATCTGGATATTGTTTATGATAGAACTTGGTCGCTGTCCATTCAAACCAATGCTTGTTGATTGAAAGTCTGTGCCATTTAGCAAGCTCTCGCCATGTCTTTGCGCTTAGTTGATTTGCTGTGTTAGATGTGACAACGACTTGAGGAAATTCGCGTGTAGAAATAAACCAAAGGATGATCCAGCTTACAAATGCGGTCTTTCCAATACCATGACCTGATGCGATAGCTAATCGAATAGCCTCGCCCAATGTTGCACCGTTCTTTACTGCTTCACCAATAGCTATAAGTGTATCTTCTTGCCACTTATCAATTGATTGGTCTTTTAGTGAGCCTTCGCCCCAAGGGAATACATATTTAACAAAGCCTAACGGATTATCATAAAAGACCGCAATGTCTTCAATAAGAGCTATCTCTAGCTCATCCATTTAAGTCTTTGCTCTTTCTCTTGCTGCTGTCAATATTTCGTGAAATCCTACATTAACATCGCCTGATAGCTCCATAGATTTTAAATCAGGTAAAGCTTTGTCTAATAACGTTTTTCCGATATTAACCTGTACCTGCGATAATTCTATAGTTCCGTCGAAAGCTGACATCAATCTTGTTATGATTGCTGATGCTTGAATCTTTGTTCTTACGTCCTCTTGATGGCGTTTCCCTAATGGTCTTCCAGCTTGTGACATGATATTACTTATCCTTAGATAACACGGTTAAAAGTAGCCGTTAACTATTGTAGTAATTGTATTTCTCTTGCTTGCAACGTTTAAAACTGTAATGTGGATTAATACTGATTGTTACGCCGCGCCAACCAATATAAATACTTAAATTTAAATACGCTGATTTCCAAATACTAATCCCCACCAAAAAGCGATTTATTCTAAAGTATTCAAATTGAGCCTTTACGCACTCACTTGACGGCAAGTATGGCAACTCATTTCCATTTTTATCGCATTGCATTTAAAGCTCTTTGTACTTCACTGGATTGTATTTAATCCACTTCTGATCTGCGTCATACCATTCATTGTTGTAATAGAATGCTTCTTTTTCAGAGCCGTCATCCAATTGAACGGTGTAAGTTGTTTGAGGGTTGATGTTGATTTCGTTTTCAGGTGGTGTTGATACATCAATCCATTTAACTTTAGGCGCTTTCACCTCTTCTTGCTTTGTTACATGTTTGGTTTGCTTAGTCATTTCTTAACCTTTCATTCCATAAACATTAGTGATTATACTACTACTTGTTTTCTTTTTTGCAAGCTGTTCGATTAACATGGGCGGCACTGGCACTCTTAGCATTAACTTTGGATCATCTTGAACTCTGATGAATCCGTGACGTTTATACATGCTTTCCAAGTCGTCTACAGTGATTGTATCATCTAATGGCCTAACTTCAAGTAGTAATGCTGTCTGTGTTGCGTCCGCTTCTTTGCCAAGTTTAAGCAGTAATGATTTAGCTAACCCTTGTCTGCGTTTATCAAGCGGTACAGTTAGATTTGTGACCCACTTAACATTTTCACCTTCTAGTCCTTTGTCGGTATAAGGCGTTATATCGCAGGTTGCTTCACCTAGCTGGTATGGCTCTGATAGGGTTGTGTCAATCATTAGAACTCCAAATCGTGCGGCTCATCAACAAATGGCAATGCGTCAACAAATTCAATCCATTCTTGTTTTAGCTCTATCTGTTCACTTTGCTTTAGTAGGGTTATTAGGTCATTCATGGCTTTGCTCGGTTAAAATGCCACTGATTCAAATGTGGACTAGGTCTTTTACCTCTTTTATCATGCACATGCCGCGATAGAACTTCCGCATACTTTCTGCGCTTTCCAATTAATATAGTTTTCATACATCCGCACCAATAACCGCGATTAGAATCACTAAAATGGGCGGCATGATAATTATGTTTTGGATTGGCAAACTTTGCTTGTCCTGTGATTTCGCTTTTATGTGTCATGTTGCGCTTTCAATGCTTTGGTTAGCTCTTTGTATTTAATCTTTAATTGGTCTAATTCTTCTGCGCGGTATCTTTTTTCAATTGGCTTGCCTTCCAATCTTTCAACCTCTGCTAGGCCTATGCGCTCAATAAGATTTATTCTATAAGACTGCGATACAGTGTAGTTTTTCTTTGCATATTTGCCAGCACCGCCATTGCAAGATTTGCATTGTTTATGGGCGTTTTTTTCATCAAACCTCAAATCAGGTCTAGCACCTACTCCTAGAAAATGCCCACAATCCCATGCGCCACCTATCTGCTCTGGTATATGTTCACGACCACAGCTTATACAAGGTTTATTATAATCTCTTGTGCGGATATACAGGTTAAAAAATCGCTGTGTTTCCTTTATCCTTTCGCGGACGGTTTTGCCTGCTTCCAACTTCTCTTTATGCTGCCTGATTTCCTTCTTTTTACGCGCTATGGCTGATTTTTCTGCGGCTTTGTTAGCATAGGCGCACATACACTCATAATTACTGCATACAGGCTGAATGGCGCGTGTTGGTGTAAACTTAATCTTACACTCTCTGCATGTTTTTTGTTTAACCTTTGTTAGCATTTAAGGCACTTTCAAGCTCGTTTGTTAATTGAGCATTCATTGCACGCTCCGATTCTAGATTGGCATTTAATTCATCCAGTCGCTTTAAAGATGTTGTGTAATCCAAAGCCCTGTAATATGCCAATTGCGCTTCGTATGAATTTACTAACATCAACAAGGCGTTGGCTTGTTTAAGAAGCCCGTTGTAGTCTTTAACTGGTTTAAATTCCATAATTAATAGCCCTGTGGAAAACGCAAATCGTAGCCGTGGTTAGTGTAAAAATGCGCCTTCATATCTTCAAGATATTGGCTTAGTTGCTTTGTGTTCATTAAGCTAGTCACTGGTAAATACTTCATCAATTCAAGTTTCTTTTCGTATGATAGCGGCTTAATTACATTGTCGTAAACCAGTCTAAATTCTTCATCATCTATTCGCATGATAGGTACGCCAAAATGCAGCTTTGAATAGCACCGATAACCTTCTGCTGTTTCTTCTTTAAGGTTTTTAGCTAGTTCAGCATACCACGCAAAGCTAAGATTGTTTTGTAACTCACTGCGCGTTTCGGTGAAGTCTTTAATGGTTATCTTATGCCGTTGCGTTGGGTCAAGCTGTGCTATTTTTTCGTTAAATGATTTAACGTTGGCGCTTAATGATTTGTCTAGAATGTGAGTAATCATTTTGGTCTAAATATCACAATCATGCTGTCATGCTTTCCAGCGTTGTTTTCAGTATATTCGCCTTTGGTGTTGTAGCCTTTGAATTTTACGCGTCCTTTTAAAAATCTAACTTCCGCATTGGGCAATATAATTTCATGGAACTGCTTTGTGCCAGTAGCCGCAGGAATTAGCATCACGCAAGTTTTGCCTAGCAATGATTGCTCATATGCTTTCTGAATAAACTTAGGTTTCAGATCCCTCGAATAAGGAGGATTAATGAAATTATATTGCCCCCATTCAATTGATAACCCATCAAATGTTGAATTTAAAGGGCATGGGTCAAAGTCAAAATGAAACTCATCATCTAGTTTTTTGTATAACCAATCAGGCGTAGCCCAATCGTTATTTACCATTCCACCATCACGATTCATTTTTTAATCCCGTCAGTTCTTTATGCTTCGCTATCGCTTCTTTAGCGGTTGTGAAATATCCGTGATTCTTATTGCCTTGAAATAAACCGTATGGGAACTTTGGATGACATTTTTCAGTCCCATGTTTATCAATAGTCCAGCCATTTTTTTCATAGTAGTAATCGTTAATTTTTTCCCAAGTCATGCGAATAACCTCACTTGCTGCATGGCTTGCTTTACTCTTTCAACACCAGCGTCAAAGTAATCCTTGTCTAATTCGCTGCCGACAATCTCAAAACCTAAGTTGTGTGCGGCGATAACTGAACTCATTGATCCAAGATGTGTGTCTAGTATTTTGTCGCCTTGTTTGGCGTAGTTTGTAAGCAACCATTCATATATTTCAACAGGCTTTTGTGTCGGATGAATGTTTGGTGGTTTTTTATAATCAGCTCTTGGGCTGTCCCATCCATAAAAGTTCCCGCAATAAGTAAATCTACAAAACTTTGCTTTATTTGGAAAACTATTCCAAGCCAATTCAAATTCACTTAAATCAATATTCCTGTTAAATTTAAATGTTTTATCCCAGCATATCCAGGATTGAGTATGCGGCAAATTGAAATAATTGCCGCCCCAAATTATTTGATTCTTGCTAACTCGCATTAATTCATCAAAATATTCTTGTGTTGGAATGTGGTCTTTGGTATCCCACTCGGCTATATCAATACCATAAGGCGGATCAACAATAGCCAATTCAAAATACTTATCAGGATAAGCTTTCATCAAATCCATGCAGTTAGCATTGTGAATCTCTGCGTTTCCTAGTTTAATCATCACATTCACCAGCCGCATTGCACAATTTAACCGTTCTATGCACGCCTTCAATCTTAACCCGCCCATTCATCATACTGGCTATAATCAATTCACGGTCATTAACCGCATTTTCAGCGCTTGTGGCTCGTTGATGTTGACGGATGCGACTGTCATCTATGCTGTGGATGATTTGAAGCGATACGAACAGCGCAATAGCAGCTATCAGGATAATAATGCCCATCTTTTCACTTTCACGTAGATTGCCTGGTGTCCATGCACGATTAACGTTTAGCTTTGATAGATAATAATAGTTAATAATTTTTGCAAATAA